CCTGGCCGCAGCGTGAAGGGGGTGCACGATGCCCGCCCCCGAACCCCCCGCGAACCTGGGCCTTGCCGGCGCCGCCTTGTGGGCCTCGATCGTCCCGGCCTACGAGCTGCGCGCCGATGAGGTGCGCCTGCTGCACGACGCGTGCCGCCAGGCCGACATCGTGCAGCGGCTGGAGGACGAGCTCGCTGATTCGCCGTTGATGGTGAAGGGCTCCCAGGGCCAGTTGGTGGCGTCGCCGCTGGTCTCGGAGGTCCGCCAGCACCGAACGGTCCTGGCCGCGTTGCTGAAGGCGCTGAAGCTTCCGGACACGCCGGCGGGCACGAAGCAGAAGTCGGCGCGCACCTCGGAGCAGGCGCGCGCGGCGGCCCGGGCGCGGTGGGGCAAGCGGGACGCGGGATGAGCGCGCCGTGCCTGGTGGTCGGCGACCAGAGGATCCTTCTGGCCGCGGACGGGCTGCCGGAGGGGATGCCCTCGGACCACGGTGTTCCGACGCTGGGCTGGGGTGTGCTGGCGTGGGGCGAGGAGTTCCTGGCGCAGCCGGACGGTGACCGTGCGGGCGACCCGTGGCAGTGGACGCCTACGCAGGCGCGGCTGATCGCGTGGTGGTTCGCGGTGGATCTGCGCGGCCGGTGGCTGTTTCGCCGCGGGCAGATCGTCCTCCCGAAGGGCTCCGGTAAGTCGCCGCTGGCGGCGGCGCTGTCGTGCTGCGCTCTGGCCGCCGACGTGGTGTTCGACGGGTTCGACGCCGCGGGCGAGGCGGTGGGCCGGCCGCACCCGTCGCCGCACGTGCAGTTGGCGGCGGTGTCGCAGGACCAGACGGACAACACGATGTCGCTGGTGCTGTCCATGCTGCGCGACGGCGAGGCCGCGGACGCGATCCCGGGCCTGGATCTGGGGTTGACGCGGGTGCGTACCCGCAACGGCAAGCTGGAGCCCGTCACCGCGAGCGCCCCCAGCCGTGAGGGCCAGCGGTTGACCGACGCGATCCTGGACGAGCCGCACCTGTGGACGACCAGCAACGGCGGGGTTCGCATGGCCGCGACCCTGCGCCGCAACCTGGGCAAGATGAACGGCCGGTCGCTGGAGACCACGAACGCGTGGACGCCGGGCGAGGAGTCGGTGGCGGAGCAGACCGCCATCTACGCCGACAAGATCGCCTCGGGTGACGCGGTCGACCTCGGGCTGATGCGCTACCACCCGCAGGCGCAGGTGCGCGACCTCGGCGACGCCGATGAGCTGCGCGCCGGCCTGGTCGAGTTGTACGCCGACGCCCCGTGGGTCGACGTCGACCGGGTGATCGCGGAGATCTACGACCTGGGCACCCACCCGGCGGACGCCCGACGGTTCTACCTGAACCAGGTGGTGACCGCCGAGGACGGACTGGTGTCCCCGGTCGAGTGGGACGCGTGCAAGAGCGGCGACCGGCTAGAGGCGGGCGACCGGATCGTGCTCGGGTTCGACGGGTCGATCCGCGAGGACTCGACGGTGCTCATCGCCTGCCGTGTCTCCGACCGCCTGTTCCAGCTGCTGGGGATGTGGGAGCGCCCGGATGGGCCCGCCGGCGAGGGGTGGGAGGTCGACCGGGAAGCCGTCGACGAGGCCGTGCACACGGCGTTCGAGCTGTACGACGTGGTGGCGGCGTTCGCGGACGTGGAGCACTGGGAGTCCTACATCGACGCGTGGACGCGGGACTACCGGGAGCGGCTGCTGGTGAAGGCGTCGACGAAGGAGCCGATCGCGTGGGACATGCGCGGCCGGTTGCAGCAGTCGACGCTGGCGAATGAGCGCCTGGTGGCGGCGGTGGCCGACGGCAAGGTGAAGCACACCGGGGACGTGCGGTTGCGCCGGCATGTGCTGAACGCGCGGCGCCGCCCGAACCGGTACGGAATCTCGTTCGGTAAGGACCGCCGGGGGTCCCGGCACAAGGTGGACGGGTGGGCGGGGATGCTGCTCGCCGACATGGCGCAGCACGAACTCGCGGCCTCCGGCAAGGACCGGCCCGTCGACCGGAGGGTGGTGGTGTTCCGGTGACCGAACTCGAAACCCTCACCGCGGGCCTGGAGAAGATCGACGCCCACCTGGCCCACGTGAAGCGGCTGGACTGCTACTACCAGGGGTCCCAGCGGCTGCGCGCCATGGGGTTGGCGCTGCCGCCCGGCCTGGAGGATCTGCGGGTCGTCATCAACTGGCCGGGGCTGACCGTCGACAGCTTGGAGGAGCGCCTCGACGTCGAGGGGTTCCAGCTCGGCGGGTCCTCGGGCGCCGACGAGCGGCTGTGGGACTGGTGGCAGGCCAACGACCTCGACGAGGAGAGCAGCCTCGCCCACTTGGACGCCCTGGTGCTGGGCCGCTCCTATGTGACGGTGGCCGCCGGCGAGTCCGACGACGATCCTCCGGTGATCACGGTGGAGTCGGCGCGGTCGATGGCGGTGGACGTGGACCCGGCGACGCGCGCTTTGCGGTGGGCGGTCCGGGTGTTCGAGCGGGACGAGACGGGCCAGCCGTCGGGCGCTGTCCTCCAGCTCCCCGCCAAGAACGTCACCTACCGCCAGTCCAACGGCCGGTGGAAGGTCGACACCAGTGACGAGTTCGCGCTGGACGAGGTCGCGGTGGTGCCGCTGGTGAACCGGGCCCGGTTGTCGGACCGGGGCGGGGTCACGGAGATGCGTGACGTGATGGAGCTGACCGACGCCGCATGCCGGAGCCTCACCAACTTGCAGGCGGCGCAGGAGTTCCTGGCGGTTCCGACCCGGTATGTGCTCGGCGGCACGCAGGAGGATTTCGTCGACCAGCACGGCAAGGCGGTGCCGGTGTGGGAGGCCTACATTGGCCGGTTTCTGGCGCTGGGCAACCACGAGGCGAAGATCGGCCAGTTGCAGGGCGCTGACCTGCGGAATTTCACCGAGGTCATCAATCACTACGCGCGCATGGTCGCCAGTGTCACCGGGCTTCCGCCGCACTTCCTCGGGATGTCCACGGACAACCCGGCCTCCGCGGACGCGATCCGCTCCTCGGAGGCGCGGCTGGTGAAGCGCGCCGAGCGGCGCAGCAGGGCGTTCGGGGAGACGTGGGAGCGCGTCATGCGCATGGCGCTGCGGTTCGTCGGCGACGACGACGCCGCGGCCCGACGCCTGGAGACGGTGTGGCGGGATCCGTCGACGCCGACCTATGCGGCTAAGGCCGACGCCGTGGTCAAGCTCTTCACCAGCGGTTTGCTGCCGAAGGAGGGGGCGTGGGAGCAGATGGGGTTCTCGCCGGAGTACCGGCGGCATCTGCGGGCGCTCGATGACACTGACCCGGCGGTGCGGTTCCTGGAGGCCGACCGGGCGGCCGTGCCGGAGCCGGCGGCGTGACGCCGGAGGAGCGCCGGCGGCGGCGCGCGGGGATCGCCTCGGCGCTGCGGGCGGTGCTGGTTCCCGTCCTTCGAACGGGAATGCGGCCGCGTCCGACGCCGCGGGAGTGGGCGGCGCTGGTGGAGGCCCTGTACCCGATCACCTACCGGGCGCGGATGGACTACTGGCGGCTGGCGGAGCGGGCCTACCGCGCCGAGCGCGACCGCATGCTCGGCACCGACTCGCCCGTGGAGTTCCCCCGACGGGACTACCCGGTGGAGGCTCTGGACAAGGGCCTGCGGGAGCTGGTGAAGCCGCCCTTGGACGCGCTGGGCGACGATGACGACGTTCCGGCGGTGGTGGTGGAGGAGGCGGTGCTGGTCGTCGACCGGCACGCCAAAGACGGCGGCCGGCAGGGCGTCATCGACGCCGCACGCCACGACCCGGAGGCGATCGGGTACGCCCGCCGTATCACGGGCGCGTACACGTGCGCGTTCTGCACCATGTTGGCCAGCCGCGGCCCCGTGTACCGCTCAGCCTCGGCTGCTCTGATCCGCCACATCGGTCGCGGGCGCAACGCCCGCCCGATCGGGGAGCCGTTCCATAACCGGTGCGACTGCGAGGTCGTCGCCGTCTACGACCGGTCCGACTGGCCGGGCCGCGACCAGTACCTCGAACTCTCGCGGGCCTGGGACGAGCACGCCAACGGCAACCTGCGCGACTGGCGGCGCTGGATCGACTCCCAGCAATCCGAGCGGCAAGCCGCCGCCGCGGCCTGACCCCCCACCGAGACCACCCCGGCGCCCATGTGGCGGCCGGGGTCTGCGCATGCCCCGACAGGGGGCTGCACCACCGACCCGACATGGGAGACACGCATGTCCGAGCAGGACAACACCGCCGCGGACACCAGCGGACAGGCCGCCGCCGACACGGAGGCGACCACCGAGCAGCAGCCGCGCGCGGAGAAGGACTGGGAAGCCGAAGCCGCCAAGTGGAAGACGCTCGCGCGCAAGCACGAGCAGCGCACCAAGGAGCTGGCCCCGGCCGCGCAGCGCCTCCAGGAGCTGGAGGACGCGAAGAAGTCCGAGCTGGAGCGGCTCCAGGGCCAGTACGAGGAGGCGCTCGGCGCCGCGTCCCGCCACCAGCACGAGCTGTGGCGCGAGCGCGCCGCACGCCGGCACGGCCTCGACGACGAGCTCCTGGGGTTCCTCACGGGCGAGTCAGAGGAGGAGCTCGACGAGCGCGCCAAGGTCCTCGCGACCAAGCTCGCCGCCCGCGCCGAGGA